ATACAATTCTTTTTAAGAATCATGGCTGTCACCGCTTTATCTGGAACATCTGGAGCTTTATATTACAAACCTGCTGGTACAAAAGGTACTTTTGGATCTGCTGACGTAGTTATAGGAACTGAAACCATTACGGTTGAAACGTATTTAAATTTTAAAGTAGGTGATCCTGTTAAATTTAGTGTTATCAACTCACAAACTGGTGGATCTGGAACGGGTACATTACCAGCAGGGTTAACTACTTCTGATACTTTTTATGTAATTGCATATACAGCGTCAACAGGAGCGTTACAGGTTTCAGCTACTTCTGGTGGTTCAGCCGTTGATATTACAAATACAGGAACAGTTGCTTCTCCTAATGAGTTCCAGGTAGCTTATGCAGCTTTTGCCAGCGTTTCACAAGTCAGGGAATGGACATTTGAAATATCAAGAGAAGAAATAGATGTAACAACTATTGGTGGTACTCCAACACAATTTACTCCATTTAGAAAATATATTGCAGGTTTTGGTGATGGCACTGGAACTGCTACTGCTTATTTTACAAATGAAGATACAGCAATGGTAAACCGCATGGTGCAAGATGTACTACAGAGACAGCAGGTAGGTGCAGCTATGAAACTATACATGGATCAGGTATTTACTGGTGGAGCAGTTAGTGACACATTAAGTAGATTTATTGAATTTGAAGCTACATTAACTTCTGCTTCATTAAATGTTAACCCTGACGATGCACAAACTGTAAGTATAGAGTTTAGACCTGCTGTACAACCTACATTTGATTTTGCTACTGCATAAGTAGTTGAGTTTATTGTATAACTAGACTAGAATGAGATAGTAATAATATTAATTTATGGCATCAACCAAAACTATGCGAGCAATAGATCGCTTGCGTAAAGCTGCTAATTTAGAAGCTACAAGAAAAGAAGTTACATTATCTGATGGAACGGTATTTGAAATGTGGGTTGCTCCACTGACATTAGCTGAAAAAGAAAGAGCACAAAGAATGGCAAAGTCTGATGATGCGAATGAATTTGCTTTACGTTTACTTCTTACAAAAGCACAAGATGAAAATGGAGAAAAGTTATTTCAGTTGGGAGAAATAGACGTTCTTAAAAACGAGGTAAGAGATTCTGACTTACAAAAATTAATGTTAGCCATTATTCAGGAGGAAGAAGAACCTTTAGACCCAAAAGACTAAGTGCTGAATTGCGTAAAGATAATTTAATGATGTTGCAGTTTGGTATTGCTAAAGAATTAGGTATGAGTCTTGCTGATGTAAGAAAAATGACATTAGAAGAAGTAATTGGGTGGAGTGCTTATTTTCAGGTGTTAAATGAAAATCAAGAAAAAGAAATGGAAAAAGTGCGTAGACGTAGGTAGAATAGAAAAAAAATAAGATTATTGTGGCTTCTGTTGACGGAAAAATTAATATTCTGGTAGATGGCCTAAGAAAGGTTAAAGAACTTAATAAAGAGTTAAACAAAACTTCACGTTCTATTGGTCAAATTAACAGACGAACAATAAAAACAGCAGTTGAAAAAGCACAAAAACAAGATAAAAGAAGAGGAAAAAATTTTTTTACTACACAAGATATTCCTAACGTAAAAAACTTAAATAAAGCCTTATCAAAAGCATCCAGTAATTTTAATAAAGTTGATATTTCATCGGATAAAGCAAAAGTAGCTGCTGAAGAATTAGCCAAAGCAGAAATGGCACTTAATCAAGTGTTAAAAGAAAAAAATAAATTATTAGCAGAAGCTCAAGTAAAATTAAAAATTCAAAATGCACCTAAACCTGGTGAGTTAGCAGGTCAAACTTCTCCTCTTAATTTTGGAGCAAGAGGTGAGTTGTTAACAGGAAGAGCTGGAACAAATAGATTTGGGTTAAAAAATTTAGGAAGACGATTTGATAAACAAAGTGCTTTAATTGGTGGTGGTTTTCCTTTGTTATTTGGTGGAGGGCCATTACAGGCTGCTGCTGGTGCATTAGGTGGTGGTGTTGGTGGAATGTTTGGCAAGATGGGTGGTTTTGCTGGTTCTATTGCTGCTACTGCTGCTGTTCAGACAATTCAACAAACTGTTGTTGCTATAGGAAATTTAGGTAAAGCAATGAGTCCTTTTGTACAGGACACAAATGCCTTAGTAGACTCAATGGGTTTAGCAGGTACAGCAGAAGGAGAAAGAATAAAAATAATAGAACAACTTGAAGGAAAGCAAGCAGCTTTTAATACTGCAATGCAGAAGATGAAAGAAACAATAGGAACAGTAGAAACTAAAAGGTTAGAAGATTTTGGTAAAAAAGCATCATTAATTGGAAGCGAGTTCAAAATTGCAATGACTCAGATGCAAGCGAGTTTAATTCCTGTTATTAATTTAGTTGATAAGTTATTTAATGTGTCAGGAGGTGCTGCAAAAAGTCAAAGAGATAGGTTTATAAACAGTAGTAATGATCCTGAAATTGTAAATAGAAGAAATAGAATAAAAGAGTTGGAAAAAACTACAGGTGGTGGTGCTCAAGGAACAAAATCACGAGACAGACGAATAGGTCAAATAAATAAAGAGTTACAAGATATAGCAAAAATAGGAGTTGCAAGGCAAGAACAATCTGTTGTTTTAGATAAAATCACTCTTGACCATGATCTGTTAGTTAAAAAAACAAAAGAAGAATTTGAAATGAAGAAAAGAGTTAAAGAATTAATAGATTCTGGATATAATGATGCTGTAGCAAAACAAGTAGCAAATAATAATGTATTAGCTGAACAAGCTGTAAATGACTTAGAAAAAAAGAGAGATCAATTATTTTTACAAAAAGCACAATTAGATCCTATTACAGGAAATAGAGAAGAACATGAAAAAATTAGTGATTTAATTACGGACATTAACAAAAAAATAGATGATACAAAAACGAAAGAAAAAGAAGTTAACGATTTATTAAAAGAAAGAGGCAAAACAGTAGAAAAAGTAAAAGTAACTAGAAAAGAAATTGCAGATTTATTAGCAAATGAAACTACTAATGCTGTTATGGGTCTTATTGAAGGAACAAAAACATTAGGCGAAGCACTGGCAAGTATTGCTAAATCACTCGCAAAAATGTTTCTTAATGCTGCGTTTCAAAATATATTTAACAGTTTTCTTAAAGTACCTGGTACTGGTAATCAAGCACAAGGAGCTTATAACAGAGTAGGTGGATTTAAAGCATTTCAACAGGGAGGTGTTGTAAATTCTCCGATGTTGGGATTGATAGGTGAAGGTGGTGAATCAGAATACGTCATACCAGCTTCTAAGATGGATGGTGCGATGGCTAGATACTCATCAGGTGCTAGAGGTGGTTCTGTTATCCCAGGTGGTTCTGGTAATTCTGGTACAGTTGCAGGTTCTTCTGGTAATACAGTTGTTGAATACACAGGACCTACATTAAACTTTAATGGTGATGAGTACGTTCCAAAATCTGCTGTTCCTCAAATTATCGGTGCTGCTTCAAAACAAGGTGCAATAGCAGGTAAGGCACAAACTTTTAACACATTAAGAAACTCTAGAAGTCAACGTGCATCTCTTGGATTATGAGTATTACAACCCTAGTCACTTTTGTAGAAGTATTTAGTATAGATATCAATAACAACAAAAGTACAAAGCATTTATTACAAAATGCAAAAAGAGAACCTTCAGAAGAACCAAACTCTGCAAAGAATACAATATTATTCAACGGTAAAAATTATCATTACTTACCTTTTGTTTATCAAGGTACAACTATTAATAAATCAGGAGATAATATTGAATCTAATTTAATAATGGCAAATCATCCTCTAAGTATGGCAAAAGCACAGGAAGCTGTTGTTAATAAATACTTTGTTGAGGTGAGTGTATGTATTATGTCCAATACTAATATTGATACTCACCAAAGTACTTTAACAATAGATACATGGCTTGCTTCTTCTTTATCTTACGATCCAGAAGTTGTAGAAGTTTTATTAAGTAGTGCAGTAGATGCTGTTGGTGTTAATTTACCTAGTTTAGTATTAACAACAGATGCTGTTGGTAAACTACCTGTAACAAGTGATATTCAAAATAGATGAAGCCACATCAACTTATTGGTTTACGTTATAGATTAGGTGCTGATCCAATTAAACATCACGCAGCAGATTGTTTATCTTTGGCTCGTACAGTTTTAAAATATTATGGAATAAAATCACCAGAACCTACAAGAGATTGGTATAGAAGATTTCGTAAAAAAGATTATAAAATATTCAAGGAAGAACTTGAAAGGTGGGGAAACGAGACAAAACAGTTTAATATAGGTACAGTTGCATTATGTAAATCTGAATATGGATTTGGTCTTGCTGTCTATTACGAGGAAGGATGGATAAACTGCGGAGAATCGGAGGTAAGATGGAGTCCCTTAGACGGCCTGGAGGTCGTAGGGTGCTACTCCCCGCAGAAATTCAATTATGTGAAACAGTAGGTATAACAGAAGATGAATATTGGTATTTTGTAGAATTAGCACAGGCATATAACGGAAAAAGACCTAAAGAATATGATGAGATACCCTATGTGGTTAATATGCCACAGTTGCTTTTTGTAGGAGGAACAATTAGCGGAGGTTTAACTGTAGCAGGGCAACTTATCTTTGGAATTATTCTTACTCTTGTCTCTGTTTTATTAACACCAAAACCTAGAGCACCTAAAACTCCTCCTAGTCTTACAACTGCTGGTCAAACAGGTCCAAAAAGATTTGCACCGCAGACAGGTTTTAACTCAGTTCAGGAACTAGCAACTCTTGGTGAAATAATACCTTTAATATTTACTAAACAAGAAGTAGAAACAGATGGAGGTTATACCAGAACTTATGGTGGTATTCGTGTAAACACAAGGCTTTTATGGTCACAGATGTTAAGTCTTGGTTCTGGTCAGCAGTTAAAAGCATTATTTATGATCGGATTAGGTGATTTGGCATCTAAACCAGAATTTGCAGGTTATGCCATTGGTGATTTGTTATTAAAAAACTATTTAAATAAGAAGTTAGCATTATATGTAATGACAGATGGTGGAAGGCCACAAGAAGGACCAGAAAAATATGATGAAGGTACTTTAGAACAACAAACTGACAGGAGAGGTAATGTCTTTGCAGATGTTATGTCTGTTGATTGGGATCAAAATGCTAATGCGACAAACAGTATTGTAAGTAGTGCCAGAACTCCTAATACACAAACAATTTTTGGAGTTTATTCTCCAATGCCTAACAGCATGAGGTATAGAGTTCCTTATGAATTAGTTCTTAAAGCTAAAGACTCAAAAAATAAAGGAGATATTGATAAGAAAAGAAATAAATTAAGAACAAACTTTCCTAGATATGCCTCTTTATATGCAATAGATAATAGTGAATCAGATCAAACAAGTAAAACTGTAAATAAAAATCAAACTATAAAATATAGTATTGCTGATTTTAATTCTGAAACAGAATTTGACCCACAGTTTGATCCTTGGGGTGTAGAAGATGTTAAATCTGCCGTTGATGCCTCAAGGGAAGAATCTGATGATGCAATTCAAATAGGTGAATCTTATTTAGCTGGCTCTGCTTTAGTTGTTTGTACTGATAAAAGTAGACCAATATGGACTTCAGATCATTATCAAAATTGTACTTTTACTGTTGATACATCAGGTGTTGTTGATATTAGAACAGGGCAAAATGGTTTAAAGGGAGCACATAAAGGTTATGAATTATTAACGCTCCAAAAGGTTGCTATTGGAACGATTAGTAATAGCAAAGCGTGTGATGTAACAGAGATTGGTTTGAAATCAAAAGTATTTAAACAGGTAACAAGTTTTCCTAATGCTAATAGTCACCCTGGGGCTGTTGGTTGGAATGAACAAAATATGGATACAGCAGAAGGAGTTGTAAAACGTTATCAGGATGAAAACGGTAGTATTTCTCTTGGAGGTATGAGCAAATACCTTACACGGTATAGTTTTTTTAGATTACAAGCAAGAGTAGCTGGAATACAAGAAGTTGATTGGAATTATATAGATGAAGGCATACCTTTTGGTATTAGAGGAAATTCACCACAACCACAATATAATTTTGTAAGAATTAATCATTACAGTACTCCTAAAAAAGAATTTGAATTTAGGTTTATACCTTTTCCAGGTAATTTAATAAAAAGAGATTTTGTTGACAGAAATAAAGCGGTAAGAATGTTAAGTGCTTCTGGAGAGTTTTTAAGTTTTAACAGTAAACCAAACGATCAATTCTTTTCAATATATTTTAAAGGCTCTGAAGAAAGTCTAAGAAGTGGTGATGTATCAAATACAGAATGGTATTTAGGAGATTTACCAACAGATACCGATGGTGGAAAAATTAATAGAATATTAAGTACTACTGATGGTTTTATTCCACGTTCTACAAGATGGATTGAAATAGAAAGAAGAACACCAAACGAACAGGGTCTAACGACAGGTAAAGTAACTGCAAGGATTCACTATCAAGGTACTGGTGGTAGTGCTTGGCAATGGGGAAATCAAAAAAATCATCCTTATTGGAACGAATATATTGGCAATAGAAATAGAGATGTAAATGACCCTTTGAAGCAGGGTTCTAGTATTACAGTAGGTGATCCTTATAAACAGCCATATATAGATCGTGATGGTTTTAGATTTGGTGTTGGACCTTTTGTTGTTGAACAAACAAGAAGAAGAAAACCTTTAAAACCAGGAAAATATTATGGAATGATTAAATATGAAATGAAAGAAGCCGATGTAGATCCTACTATTCATACAAATCAAGCAACAAATACAAATGGAAATGGTTCTGGTTTAACTGTTGACATAAAAGTATATTTAGATCCAACAAATAACTC